ATGACCAAGCCGCTGAAGTGACGCGGAAATTAAGTTTTAATGTTACAAAACATTGGGACAAAATCCAAAAAGGTATAAAGGACAGCGGAATCACACTAAGTGATTTCAACATAAAAGCAGAAGAAGCTCCCAAAACCTTGGCGAAGTTTTTGGCCGGCTCGGATGCTTTTAAGGAAGCGATCATGAAAGGCGACAAGGAAATGGCCAATCTGCTTGGTCAATTTGTAGGACTTTCTGCTCCTGTTCTAAAGGCTGGAGTTGGCATAGAAGAACTCACCGGAATTTTGGACTACGCCGCGAAGGAGGCAGGAGGCTTAGAAGGTAATTCAGAAAAAGTGATAAAAAGCTTTAAGAAGTTAACAGTCAGTGCAGCCAATACTGCAAAGATTGTTAGGTCACCCCTTTCAGGAGTTTTTAAACATTTTGGCGGTATATTAAAAGACTATACAATATGGCCTCTAGAGGAAGCGACCAAACAACTAAGAGAAGTGGAAATCGCCTCCAAACTCACTGGCTTTTCAATGGAAAAAATTTCATCAACCGCAAAAGGCTTTGATACCCTTGAAGGTGCTGGTACAAAAATTGCCGAATTGGGAGCAGTCTTGAAGGGATCCACTTTAGATATAAATGAAATGCTAGCAGCCACAGACCCAGAAAGATTCAAATTGGTGATGCAAGATATAGAAACCGCCATGGAGGAAGGTCGTTTTAAATTGGGAGAGGGGAGAGAAAGATATTATTCCCTAATGGCTTTGGAACAGATTACGGGCTTTGATAAGACGGCATTAGATCGATATTTTAAAACTCACAACGACGGTCAAACAAGTTTAGCAGATTCTATGGAAAAAGTTTCCACAAAAGCGAAGACCAACATAAAAACATTTGCTGAACTAGTAAAGGTAACGAAAAATGCAGCTGGGGCAACCGAAACAGCAGCCCGTCCCACTGTGAAACTCGCCAACTCGGCTGCTTTAAGTGCCGAGGGTACAAAAAAGGGTGTAAACGCCCTTCAATCACTTAGTAAACAAATGCAACTGTTCGACAAAACAGTGCAGAAGTCACCAGGCTTTAAAACACTTATAACGGGCGCAACTCAACTTGGCTCAAGTTTAAGTGCTTTAAATCTTATTTTAAAATCATTTAGCGAAAAGGGAGGAACTGAAGGTCTTCTTATGCAAGGTCTTTTTGGTAATTTCAAAAACACAATGAAAATATTCAAAGAAACTCAAAAAACCGCAGACTCAATTCGAAGTTTGACAAAAGAAATCCCTAAACTTCTTCAAGAGCTTGAAGCGGAGGGAGCTAAACACACAAGCCCAGAAGGGAAAGAGAACATCAAGGAAAAGGGCGAAAAGGCAATAGAAATCTTGAAGAAGCTCATGAAGAACCCAAAGTCCTTCCCGTCGCTGCTGAAAGAAGCAAAAGGAGTCATCACACAGGTAGACTCCAGCGGAAAAGAAATAAGGGTGGTTCTCCAAATGAATGACAAACAAATTGCCGATGCAGTAATCCCTGGACTCACGGCCCAAGTTATTGGATAAGGAAATTGAAGATTGGTAGATTTTATAAAAACTTTAAAAAGTGTCTCAGCTGCAGTAAATAAAGGTCTTCCAGAAAGTTCAATTGATAAAAGCGTTGAACTTATAGAAATTGAACCTTTACATACAACAATTAATGGCAATTCTATGATAATAGTAATTGAACCAGCTGACCTTTCTATAGATAATAACGTTAGTATAGGTATGAGTGCTGCTGGCGAATTTTATGGTCGCGCTGAGGGTTTAGCGACTTATACAGGAACAAAAAGATCTATTAGATTAGACTTTAAAATGATAAAAAGTCAAGTATTAAATGGGGCTCAAGCTGTTTCTAATAACACTATTACAGCTAACTTATTACAACAATTATTATATCCATCTTATACTCCAACTGGTATGCAAAGTACTTCTGTTATAAAGACTCCACCCTTTTTCAGAATTAAATATGGAGACCTTATAGGAGATTTTTCAAAAGGCCAAAAAAAAGGACTGACTGGTTTTTTCAGTTCCCTTAACGTTTCATCGGGAGGAGGTTATGGTGGAGGAGGTATTGGAGATAATTTGACCTTTGGTGTTGGTGGTGTTAAGATACCAATTACATATGATGTTAATATGCAATTTGATGTTTTGCATGAACATGTTCTTGGATGGTATGATGGTAAATTTGCGAATGATGGGAGAAACAATTGGCCATTTAATAGCGGAGTCAACATTGATTCAAGCGCAGATGGTCCTGGCTTTGAGGGGGGTAACCCAGGGGCTGGAATTGCAGAAAATACCCCAGGAAGCCCAGCCTCTGTGGCGGGTAAAGTGTTAAGCAAACCACAATAAGGAGAAAAATAAATGTCTTCTAGATATCGCAAAAGAAATATTTTTTTAAACCAAGATGATGTTTACACAAATCAATTTAAAAATCGCGGTATTAAATCTATTAAACATTACTCAACTGCTAATTTTCGTTACCCAACAGCAGACGAACTGGAAGGAGTAAAGATTAATATAGAAATTTTTAAGATTGGTGATCGATTCTACAAGTATGCACAAAAGTACTATGGTGATTCTTCTTATTGGTGGGTAATCGCATACTTCAATCAAAAACCAACAGAAAACATGATTAATGTTGGTGATACTATCTATATTCCAACACCATTAACAAGAATGTTAGAAATTTTTGAGAGTTAAATATGGCCAATAAACCTCCGATATCAGATTACATTAAAACATTAGGCGTACAAGTAAAAAACCAACAAAAGCTTTTAAGTTACTTTGTTGAGCTATATGAATTTTATAACGATAAACTTCCAAATAATAAATATATTTACTATTTGGATGAAAACCCATACACAGAGCCCTTTAGCAATACAAGTCCGGAAGTCTTTGAATTCTTTAGTGCAACACCCTTACAACTGAACTTGCTAACACCCTCTATAAGAATATTTAAAAGATTCAAAAAAAAGGGTCAAGTAAGAAAAAAGATTGAAATTCCATTTGAGAATAGAATGGACTTTGAATCCTTTCAAGACCCAGCAGGTTTTATAGGAGGTGAAACAGATTTTATAACAGAAAGGTTTATGGGACCAGTTGTAGGACTTAAATCTTTAGATATCACACACACTGGTGCTGCCAACAAAGCCATAATTCCCTCTACAACAAATATTGTTCGTGTTAATCTTACTTTAGCGTTTCAAGATATCAAAATGTTATTTAAAAATTTAGATCCAATAGAAAATGTAAAATATAAAGATATCTTCGCGAGCCCAGGTGGAAGTTCTTATGATATATTATTGGAACTAGGTTACAACATTCCAGATAATTTTGACCCCCTATTAAACAAATTTGCACAAAAAAAATTAATTATAATTCTTACCCCAAATGCCCCCTCTACTCAAATAACATATAATAATGATGGCTCGGCAGAAATCAGTACTAGATTAGATGGTAGAGTTGAGGCTTTAGGCGGTGTTAATTTATTGGATTCAAAATATTATAAAGCGATTAAAAGAAATAAAAATATGCGTCTTATAGAAGATGAAGAACAATACTCTGCGGATACACTGGCTTCTAAAATAACCTCGCTGGAAAAATTAAAACAACGCTTAGATAAAAAACATGCAACAGACTCTCCAACTGACCAGGAGTCTAATGTCCCCAACATCGATAAGCTTGAAAAAGATGTACAAAGACTTCAAAGGAAAGTGCAATTGGCCAAACAAGCTGGTGCGGTACCATCAATTTTTCCCTTTATAACGGCTTTATATGAATTAGGAAAAATTTATTATATCGAATTAGATAACCAGACTTATTCAAGTTATATTAAAAAAGTAGCTCAAGGGCAACCTGTTGATGTGACAAATTTAAAAGTTGTTCCAAACAGAAAACACAAGCTAAAACAAACACCAGAAGACATAATACAAAAACTTAAATCAAAGACAAAGAACAAAACCGATTATACAGCCGGCACCCTCAGGATAAGAAGTTTTAACACGGAAGAAACATCAACCAAATTTGAAAAAGTTAAATTTTTCTATTTTGGCGACCTACTTGATATTATCTTAAACAATCAAAAGGGAGGTGGGGTTGGACAAGATTTAGATTTATTGGGGAAAAGTGCCTCCAAATTCCTTCTTGGGCCTACACTTTGGATAAAAAACAAAGATTTGAAAAAAATATATAATATAGCAAATACTCCAATATCACTGGATATGTTCTTATTCGAGTTAAATAAAGAAATTGTTTCCAAGAAGTTAAAGTTTTTTTCAATACGTCAATTTTTTGCCGATTTCATGAAAAGTTTTTTTGACACTTTAGTACTAAGCGCAGAGAAAGAAAAAACCGGGAAAGATCAACAAGCATATTCTGGAAAAGTAAGTTATACCTTAGACCTTGACAAAATAAACCAAACAAGTAAATTTGTTAGGTCTATGTCAAACTTCACACCAGACAGTGATAGTGTCAATGTTACAGATTTTGTGTTCATTGGTACATTTTTAAATAACGTGAAGTCCACTAAAAAGATCAGGAAACAGAGAAATATCCCAACAGTATTCCTTGGAGGACCGAATGTTGGTCCCTTCGAAGGCATAAAATTTGAAACATTTCCAGTAACAGGAATCGCTGAGAGGGAGGCGGTGCGTCAATTCAAATTGAATAAAGGCACAGAAAACTCAATTGGGGATACGAGTGATGATTCAATAATGATCACCAATAGAGTTAAAGCCAATCTATCATTAAAAGGTAATCCTTTTTTTAGTGTAATGGACAGAATGTTTATAGATACAAGATTTGTTGATGGAGGCTATTTTCAACAACACAACAACTTAATGTTCTTTACTGGACTTTTTTATATTTATGGCATTAAGCATTCAATTGTTGGAAATACCTGGAAGAGCGCTTATGATCTAGGGTTGGTCACGGCCTCCACCGATACTACTCCCACTTTTAATGCCTATCTTGGCGAAATGCCCCTTCCGCCTGAAGTTTCTTTAGTAGAAGAGACCAAAAAAAATAATTCAAAGAAAAAATCTGGAAAATCACCAGATAGCAAAACGTAACAAGATTCTAATTATTATATGCTAAGCAATAACTCTTCAAAGGCCTCTACATTCTTTAAAACTAAAAAAGAATATGAAGAACTTTATCCCGTTTTTCCAAAAAACAAAATATATGACATTTGGTACAAAAGACCATATTATGGAAAGGTGGACACCAATGGTATAACAGTGTATCCAAGAGAAAAATATTTGAAAAACATTGATACAAGAGGTAAGTTCCGTGCAATCAATTTTGTAACTGATGCTTTTTTAAATTTGCAAAATTTTATTAGAAGAGCAAAAAGCAAGAAAGCTTTTTCTGCTGATTTTCTTGGCAAGTTTAATCCAAAAAGATCTTGGGAATCCTTACCAGTCTTGTATGATGAATATTTTGAAAATTTTATATTTAATCCATTTTTAAATGATTATCTCGCAAATAAAACAATACCTTCTTTCAAATGCTTTATTAAAGAATATTTAAATTATGCTAGATTGGTAAGTAAAGATGTTTCTTTGACGCAAAGTGAATTTATATTAAGCAATAATTGTACTAATAAGATATCCGGATTGATTATAGATTTAACGAAAGAGGAACATGATGATACCGATATAAAAGTAGAAAATTATTTGAATAAGTTTGAGTATTCTAATTTTGTAAATATTTGTAAGGGACATGGCTTTAGAGTGAACAAAAACGCACCATGGCAACTAATTGCCGATTTATCTAGTGGCAAAATGCAAATATATGCTGCCAAATACAATATTAATTTAGAAGATAATAACTTTTTTGATTTATGCTATTATCGAGCAATTGACATAGATTATAAAAATTTTAAAAGTTATATGTGGCAAATGTATTCAAGTTATTATGCAGTTAACACAACATATTCAAAGAATATTGTAAAGCTAAAGTCTGTTCAATATGGCTCTCCCATGTTTTCTGATTTTGAAACAATAGAAATCAAGGAATTACCAGTAGAAATGCCAGGTGACAAGAGTGGCTTTATTTCAAAATATGGAGAAAGTTATTTTCTTAAACTATATTTAAAAATAAAATTAATTGAAAATAATATCGAAGATAAGTATAATGAGTTTGAAAAACACCTAATTGATTATTACCGCATTGATGGTTTGGACTTGGCATTGCGGTATGTTAATAAAAAGATTATGAATTCTAAGATTTATAAAACACGCAATCTAAATCCTTATTTTTTTAACTTTGACAAAGAAAAATAAATTTGGTAATATTTTAACATGATTTTTCAAACATTTGATGACAAAGAAAAGTGTCATATGGTTTACAAAGATGGTAAATTTTATGACAAGTATACCCCATTGTGTACAAAAACTTGGTCTTATACTTCTTATTTAAGCGAACAGGATGTGGACTATGCTAATTTATTTGTGTTGGGAAAATCGTTAGAAGAGCTTTGTCCAGTTAATAAGAAAAAAGAATTTGATGAAATTCAAAAAAGAATAAAGGCAGTGATAAAAACGTCTCAAATAGTTGGCTTGGATTTAGACCAAACGTGCATTTACGATATTATGCCACGTTTTCTTCTTAAAAATTGGGCAGAAATCAAAAATGAAATTTGCGAAAATATCTTTAACAATTGCCCAAAGCCTAATAATTATGAACAGTTGCTGAAGATTGTAAAGGTTATCGCTGATATTAAACAAAGGCCACTTAATATTAATTTGTCTCAGGTCGATAAAATCACGACACAAGATAAAAACATTTGCAGGCTTATTGAAGACAGTACATCGTTTATAGATTATGATATTGCAAAAACGGTTACTGGGCGCTTAAGCACTAAAAAAGGCTCTTTCCCGGTACTCACTTTAGCTAAACAATATCGTAAAATATTAATTCCAAATAATGATTGGCTATTCGAGATGGATTTCAATGCATGTGAGCTAAGAGTTGCTCTGGCGTTGCTTGGACATGAACAGCCGGAAGAAGACCTTCATGATTGGAACCTAACTCATGTATTTACTAGTGCAAAAGATCGCGATAATGCCAAAAAAAGGATATTTTCCTGGCTTTATAACCCCAATAGCAAGGATGACATGGTTAGCAAGGTTTACAACCGAAAAAAACTCAAAAGTTTGTATTTTAAGGATAATAAGGTTATAACCCCTTTTGGTCGAGAAATAGAATGTGACGAAGATCATGCCATAAGCTATCTCATCCAATCTACAGCTGCGGATTTGGTATTCGAGCAGATGTATAAAATTTGGGAATTTTTGAAAAGTAGAAAAAGCTATATTAAATTTTGTAACCACGACTCAATCATGATCGATCTTCATAGAGAACAAGAGTATGAGTTTCACACAATTAAGGAACTATTCAGTGATACAAGGTTTGGTAAATTCCGTATTAACTGCCTTGGTGGTAAAAATTGGGCGGAAATGAAAAATTTATTTATTAAATAAGAGGCGTAAATGCAAACCGTAATAGGATTAGGTGAAGCTGGGTGTAATATAGCAAATCAGCTAAAACAATACCCGCAATATAAAATTATAAAACTTGATGTAGGATTAAAAAAGGCCAAAAATTCCTTTGGTCTCAAGCGCCAGACATCACCAGAGCTGTATGAAAAGAAACTACCGAGAGGTATGATTAAATATTTGCAGGAGGAGGTGATGCCTGAAACCTTATTTATTACTAGTTGTGGGACGGTGTCTGGTGCTTCTCTTTCAATTCTGGAAAAAATTAAAGATAAAACCGAAATCACAGTAATGTATATTGTGCCCAAACTTGAGGAAATTGTGGGAGAAAAAAAGCTTCAAAACAATTTACTTTTTAATGTTTTTCAAGAATACGCACGCTCAGGCTTGTTTAAGCGTGTTTATTTACTTGACAATCAAAAAATATCTGATATACTGGGACCAGTTCCAATAATGAAGTATTGGGACTCATTAAACAACTTGATAGCATCTACGTACCATATGATTAATATATTTAACCATTCAAGGGCAATATTTACAACGACTACAAATCGTATAAACACTGCTCGCGTTAGTACTATTGGCTTGTTTGATGTAGAAAATAGTAAAGAAAAATTATTTTTTGTTCTTGACATTCCAAGAGAAAAAAATTACTATTATGCTGTTCCTGAAAAGCAATTGGAAGAGGATAAAAATTTAATGGAGGTCATTCAAAACAACTTAAAAAATAATTTTGAGCATGCTAGACTGAAAACAACTTATTCAGTTTATCCGACAGAATATGATAAGCTATTTGCTTATTGTGAAAAAAGTAGTACATTAATACAAAAAATAGCGCCTTGAGAGATCATCAAGGCGACTTTAACCCAAAAAAATAGGAGAAATAAATTATTATGGCTATTGATATGAAGAAAGTACGTGCTCGTTATACAACTCTCAAGAACAGAGGGGAGGGCGGTACTAACAGTAATCAGTTTTGGAAGCCTGAAGAAGGTGAGCAGACTGTACGCCTTGTGTGTCCAGTTGATGGCGATCCTTTTAAGGATTTTTGGTTCCACTATGATGTTGGAGGTGCGCCAGGATTTCTCTCACCGAAGAGGAATTTTGGAGAGGATTGTCCTCTAGACAAGTATGTCCGAGCCCTCTGGAAGGATGGTTCGGATGAGTCAAAGAGAGTGGCTCGTAAGCTGGGCGCGAAGCAGCGTTTCTTCGCCCCTGTCGTTGTACGTGGTCGTGAGGAAGAGGGTGTTAAGATTTGGGGTTTTGGAAAGCGTGCTTATGAAACCCTGGTTGGTCTTGTGCTTAATCCTGAGTATGGAGATATTACAGATGCTGAATCTGGTACAGATTTGGTGATTAAGTATACCAAGCCGGCTGGTGCTTCTTTTCCAGAAACCAAAATTACGCCACGCCGTGCTTCTTCTCCCCTTCTTGAAGATAGTGCCAAGGCTGCTGCGCTTTTGGAATCCATCCCAGATTTTGATGCAGCTTTTGCATCAGCGCGAAAAAGCCCTTCTGAGGTTAAGGAAATCCTAAATAATTTTTTAAATTCTGAGGATACTCTAACCCCAGCTCGGGTGCCTGTAACTTCTGTTAGAAGCAGAGTGGATAAGGCTTTTTCAGAGCTATTGAGCTAATTCCACAAACCGCAGGGAGGCACGGGTCTACAGGTGCCTCAATACACTTATTTTTTATCTTAAAGGAGATTTTATGAACTATACCAAGACCAAGAATACAAAGCGTTTCTCATTTGAAATTAGCCGAAATAACACTGCCAAAAGGGCACAGTCTAATACGGTAACGATTAGTACTCGTGGTGGTTGGGGACAGTCGCAGTTGATCCTAACTGTCCGTGAAGCAGTGGCTTTAAAGAGTTTTTTAGATAATAGTCTAGTGGCTTAATAACCACAAACCGCAGGGGGGCATGGGTTTACAGATGTCCCATTTTTTAAAAAAAGGAGAAACTAATTGTGCTAGTAAGAGCTATAGAATGCAAAGAATGTGATACTATTGTATATTCTAGAACTGAAAGGGATGCCAGAGAATGTTGCTGCGGAAGAGTAATGGTTTCTGGTGGGCGTAAACATTTTAAATATAGCGCTGCGATAAAAACACAATATGAGGTCAAAAAAATTGATATCAGCCCATTGACCCCAAGCCTTCTTTATGAAGATTGGTATCAGATGGATGATGAATTTGGGTTAATCACAACCAGTGAACCCACGAGAGGTCAAAAAGATGTCTTTGTTCTATAAAGGAGAAAAATAATGTATTTAAAAACCTTTAAGAAAGGTGAGGAAAATTTTTTAGAAAACATTTTAGCAGTTGCTGAAAGGTTTAAAGGCAGAGGAGGTGGTCCTGATAGCGAGAGTGCTGTCAATGCCCAGAAACAAGACCTTCAAGATGGTTTTGTTACCTTTTGGTCTGATAATAGTGATATCACAAACTTGATTAACAGAAGCGCCAATTATATTTTGGAGCTTAATGATCATGAAGAAACTGTTAGTATGAAAATAGACAAAAAAGGTTTTAGAAGTTGTTGTCACGCCTTCAAGCTATCAAAATAAATCAAATGCAAGATCAAAGCCCCCACCACCATCAATCTTACAAAAATAAAGAGAGGATTAAATGACGAAGAAAGAAAAAGTCGGTCGATTATCGATTACACAAATGAGAAAGCTTATAAACAAGAAGGCTGGAGGAGCCGTTGCTGTGGACTTGGGGAATAAAAACAACCCAACAATAGTAAAGCAGTGGATTCCAACAGGTTCTCGTTGGCTAGATGGTATTGTTTGTCGCGGTAAAATGGCTGGAATTCCAGTTGGAAAGGTAACAGAAATTGCTGGTTTGGAAGCAAGCGGTAAATCGTATATGGCAATTCAAATTGCTGCTAACGCTCAAAAAATGGGAATGGATGTTGTCTATTTCGATTCAGAATCCGCATTGGATTTTGATTTTTTAGAAAAAGCAGGTTGCGATGCTTCTAATATTCTCTATATTCAGGCGACTTCTGTTGAATTTGTTTTGGAAACAATAGAAGAACTTCTAAAATCCAATAATAACAACATGTTGTTTATTTGGGACAGTCTTGCTCTAACTCCAGCTATTTCAGATATTGAAGGTGATTTCAACCCGCAATCCACTATGGCAGTAAAGCCACGTATTCTCGCAAAGGGAATGTCTAAACTGACTATTCCTTTGGCTAATAGTCAATCAACCTTGTTGGTATTAAATCAGCTTAAAACAAATATTTCTCGTTCATCAACAGATGTTTTTACAACCCCTTATGTGACTCCTGGTGGAAAAGCAATGATATACGCATATTCATTACGTATTTGGTTGACTCGTCCAAAGGCAAAAGCTTCTTTTGTTAGCGATGAAAGACAAAAATATAGAATTGGAAATACTGTAAAAGTAAAAATTGAAAAATCACGTTTTGGCTCGCAAGGTCGTATATGTCAATTTAAAATTTTGTGGGGCGATGAAGTGGGGATCGCAGATGAAGAAAGTTGGCTTGATGCAATTCAAGGTTCTGAACATCTTACTAGGTCTGGCGCTTGGTATGAATTACATTACTCCGATAAGACATCCACTAAATTTCAAACTGCAAGATGGCCAGAACACTTGAAAGATAAAAAATTCAAGAAACGTGTTTTGGAGATAATGGATGAAGAAGTAGTATTAAAGTTTGATAAGCGAACTGGGGATGCATCCAATTATTATGACCTAGAGAAGTAAGAATAGCAATGTCTGATATGTTTATTTTTTAATGTTACTGGTAACTTTATCAATTATAGGCTTCAGTGCCTCTGGATCAATTGATGGGCTGTTGGGCTTGAAATAATTTATATAATGTTTATAAGCTCGCATTTTAGCTAGATTGCCTTTACTGGCTGCTTTTGTTACCGGGTGGGCCTGCAACACTGCAAAAAATTGCCTGACATTGTTGCAATCAATGGGAGACATATCCGGTTGTTTGCAAATCATATTCAATTGCTTTGTAGCCTTGCGCCAAAAGCTGGCGATTTTCATAGCCTCTTCGTGCATGTCGTCAATACCTTCAGTAATCGGCTCCCTTCCTTCTTTTAGTTTTTTCTTTAGTTTTTTCTCACGCTCATCCCACATCTTTTTGTTAACTGCAGTTGCGCCTTTAACTCTCTTCCATTCCTTAACGTAATTGACTTTATCGCTCTTTTTTAAGCGTTTGATTTCATCCATCGTCAACAATGCTTTGCCATCAGTACCGACCGGTATTAGTCCTACTTTTTGGACCCCTTTGCCCGCCTTCTCCCGCGCCGCCTTCCGCTCCCGCTTTAACCTCTCACGTCGGCGCCTGTACAACTCTTCAGGAATCTCGGGGTCCCTGTCACCAGGAGGAGCTTCATTAAGCAAGTTGTTCATCTCTTCTTTGATAATTTGTTTTAATCGCGCTTTTGTTAATTTCATATTATTGAGCCCTTTTATTGAAATATGGTATTTATAAATAGTTGTTTTTAATCAAAATGATTTTTTTTTGTTGTTGACTTTCCAAAAGAATAAAAATATACTCTTACTGTTATGGAGTATCGAAAAGAACTTTCCAAAAAAGAAAAAAAATATATTGAACTTGCCAAGCGAATTTCCTATCAATCAGATTGTGACCATCGCCATGGGGCGGTATTGGTAAAAGGTTCCAATGTGGCCAATACTTCATGCAATAAAAATAAATTCAGCTCTTTCGCGATGAGATTCAAAAAAAATAATAAAAGTCATGCTAGAATACATGCAGAGCTTGGCTCTATTCTAAATATAGAAAGAGCTAATACAGAAGGGGCTATAATATACGTGGTAAGAACCAATAACCAACATGAATTACGTTTAAGCAAGCCTTGTTCCATGTGCGAAGCAGCTATGCGTTGGGTTGGAATTAAAAAAGTAATCTATTCCACCAGTAATGAAACTTTTAGAGAAATGAAATTGTGAAAACGCCTAAAGTTGGCGATTTAGTTAAATTAAATATTAATAGTTTTCCCAATACATTTCCGAAGTCATATGGTATAATACTGGCGATAAGCGTAGAACGATACAAAAAGTCGTATAAAGTATTTTGGCAAGATATTGGAAATACATCAATATGGTATTGGGAAAGTGAATTGGATTTTATAAAAAATGAATAATAAAAAAGAACGAATAATGATAATTGACGCATTGAACCTTTTTCTTCGAAATTATATAACGGTTCCTCAATTATCTAAAGACGGCCATCCAATAGGAGGAACCACGGGCTTTCTTAGGTCGATCCAGATGTTAACAAGAGAAATCCAGCCAACTAAAATTATAGTTTGTTGGGATGGAAGAGGAGGAAGTCGTAAGAGAAAACAGAAAAACCCCAACTATAAAGAAGGTCGAGCACCAATTAGACTTAATCGAAATGTCAAAGTCTTGACAGAAGAAGAAGAGCAAGAAAATAAAATTTGGCAAATGTATCGTATTGTGGAATATTTAAACAATCTTCCCATAATTCAACTTTTGGCGGATGAAGTAGAGGCAGATGATATTATATCTTACATATGTCGATATTCTCAATTTAAGAATACCGAAAAGGTAATTGTGTCTAGCGACAAGGACTTTTTTCAGCTTCTAAATAATAATACTATTCTTTATCGTCCGATTCAGAAAGTGTTTTTAAATCGTAATAATATTATTGAAGAGTATGGAATTCATCCAAATAATTTTGCGCTTGCTAGGGCAATTGTGGGAGATAAATCTGACAATCTAGAGGGCGTTTCGGGCATTGGTCTGAAGACAATCGCAAAGAGGTTTTCTTTTTTTGCAAATGAAAAAGATGTAGTACTGCAAGATGTAATTGAATTTTGCGAAAATCAAGAAAGTAAACTTAAAGCATTTAAGTCTATTCCGGAGAGTAAAGAACTAATTAAAGAAAACTATGATTTAATGCAATTATATAGTCCAAGCTTGTCTGTTCAAACTAAACAGAGTGTTGATTGGATCATCAAAGAATTTAAATTTGTTTTTAATAAAACCAAAACAAGCATAATGATGCTACAAGACGGAATTAATGAAATCAACTGGTCGTCAATGTTTGAAAGTTTTAAAAGAATCCAAAGGGATAACAAGAAATGACAATTTTGGAAATAATATTAACAACAATAACTTTAGTGACTATATCTCATTGTGCGTTTTGCATGAAAAAGATTAAATAAAGGGAGAGAAAATTATGAGAACGTTTTTAACCGTGGCATTTATAATAGCCATTTACAGCAGCACGGCGCTAGGAGCACCCCCATCGAAAAAAAATGTAAAATCTAAATTTTATGATTTTGGAGAACAATTAATTGACGGCACACTTAGGACTCCTACTGGTACATACACAAGCAGTAGAAAAGAGATTAAATTTAAGCGTCTTTTGAAGCTTAAAAAATCATTTTTACCGAGTCTTTATCGCACTTCTAAAAACAAAATTTTCAAATAAAAAGTATTTTCATTTTCCTTTCAGGAGGTTAGAAAATAGATTGACTTTTTGGAAATCTTTGGCTATACTTACTACATTCACGTTAATATATTAAAGAGGTTAAATTGGAAAATAATTTAGGTGTATTTGGAAAGTCTTTCCAAGAAAATTTATGCAAACTTTTAGTTTATGATCGATCTTTTTGTGACCAAATGCAAGAAGTTTTAGATGTTAGGTTTTTAGAACTTAAGTATTTGCAAGTGTTTATAGAAAAATTGTTTAAATATAGAAATCAATATAGCACGCACCCTGCGAATACAACAATTAACTCTATAATCAACACAGAACTTAAAGATGAAAGTGAAATAATTCAAAAACAAATTAGGGATTATTTTATTCGTTTACAGGCCTTTCCAGACATTAAAGATGAAGAATACATTAAAATCAAAAGTTTAGATTTTTGCAGAAAACAAGTTCTTAAAGGGGCTATGATAAAATCTGTACCTTTGCTCAATAAATGCTCTTTTGAAGAAATTGAACAGCTGCTAACAAAAGCTCTTCGTTTAGGGATGGATAATAATTTTGGTTATTATTATTTAAAGGACTTTGAAGAAAGATTTAAGATAAAAGCCAGAAATCCAGTTTCTACCGGTTGGGACAAAATTGATAGAATTGTTCAAGGAGGTCTTGGTTCGGGTGAACTAACTGTTGTTATCGCACCCACAGGAGCTGGAAAATCACATGTTCTGGTTCACTTGGGAACACATGCCTTAAAGCAGGGTAAAAATGTTGTACATTTTACATTAGAATTGTCAGATACTACTGTTGCACAACGATATGACGCTTGCCATACGGGTTTTAATTTAAACGAGCTTGTAGGGCAAAAAGAAGCCATATATGATAAAATTAAGGATATTGACGGTCAGCTTATTATAAAAGAGTACCCAACAAAATCCGTATCTACTATTGCACTAAAAAATCACTTAGAAAGAATTAGACAAACTCAAATGGAAATCGACATGATTATCGTTGACTACGGAGACTTGCTAAGAAGTACGATTTCGAATAATAGAAATTCAGAGAAAAGACACGAACTAGAATCTATTTATGAAGAATTACGAGGAATGGCTCAAGAATTTAATTGCCCTCTTGTAACTGCTTCTCAAACCAACCGAAAAGGACTCAATGAAGAAATAATAACAATGGAATCTATTTCTGAGGCATTTAATAAATGTTTTGTTGCAGATTTTATTTTTAGTTTATCGCGAACTATCAAAGATAAAAATTGTAATATTGGTCGCATATTTGTTGCTAAAAATAGAAACGGTCCAGATGCTGTTGTCTATTCTGTTTTTATGGATGCCTCCACGGTGACCATTAAGGTATTAGAACAGGAAGACGTAAACGAGATTCAAAAAAATGATCAAGAAAATAAAAAGAAAGCAGACATGACCATTGCGCGTAAGGTATATCAACAAATGAACAACAAGGAGATATAAGCATGATCCAAGACGTAGCTAAGAAGATTTTATCAGATATTACGGTATATATGAAATATGCTAAATATTTGCCTAAAAAAAAGCGCAGAGAAACTTGGACAGAATTGGTTGATAGAAACAAAAACATGCACATTAAAAAATTTCCAACATTGGCAAATGAGATTGAAGAAGCTTATGATTATGTATATCAAAAAAAAGTACTTCCTTCTATGCGCTCAATGCAATTTGCAGGTAAGCCCATTGAAGTGGCCCCAAATAGAATTTTTAATTGTGCGTATCTGCCAATAGACGATTGGCGTTCATTTCATGAAGTAATGTTTCTTCTGCTGGGAGGAACTGGGGTCGGCTATAGTGTACAGTTTCATCATATAGAAAAATTACCAGAAATTGTTAAACCATCTACTAAGCGTACTCGTAGGCATCTTATTGGTGATAGTATCGAGGGATGGGCTGATGCTGTAAAGGTGCTAATGAAATCATATTTTCTTGGTGGTTACAAAATTCGTTTTGACTATAGTGATATTAGACCGAAAGGGGCTCGCCTTATAACAAGTGGAGGTAAAGCGCCTGGACCGCAACCTCTTCGTGAGTGCCTAGTTAAGCTAGAGGGGATTTTATTACAAAAAGAAGCTGGCGATAAACTGACTTCAATTGAAGTTCATGATATGATTTGCTATATTGCTGATGCAGTGTTGGCTGGTGGCATTCGCAGAGCAGCGCTTATTTCTCTTTTTAGTGCTGATGATAATGAAATGATAGCAGCGAAAACTGGAAATTGGTGGGAAAAAAATCCGCAACGTGGTCGTGCTAATAATTCTGTTGTTCTAATGAGACATCGCATTACAAAAGAATATTTTATGAATCTTTGGGCGAGAGTGCGTGCTAGTGGCGCAGGAGAGCCTGGTTTTTATTTTTCCAATGATAAGGATTGGGGGACTAATCCGTGTTGCGAAATTGGATTAAGGCCCTATCAGTTTTGCAATCTTACAGAAATTAATGTTTCTACTGTAGATTCTCAAGAAGAGTTTGAGGCAAGAGCAAAGGCAGCTACTTTTATTGGAACGCTTCAGGCAAGTTATACAGATTTTCATTATCTTCGGGATGTATGGCGAAGAAATACTGAAAAAGATGCCCTTGTGGGCGTTTCTATGACTGGTATTGCATCGGGCGCAGTTCTCAAATTGAATATGACGGCAGCTTCATTAATCGTAAAAAGAGAAAACAGACGAGTCGCAATGCAAATTGGGATTAAACCTGCCGCAAGGACAACGTGTGTAAAACCAGCAGGCACTACAAGCTTAACTCTTGGTACTTCTAGCGGCATTCATGCTTGGCATAATAATTATTACATTCGTCGTATGCGTGTTGGAAAAAATGAATCTATTTATACATATTTGTCTATTTATCATCCTGAATTAGTTGAGGATGATTTTTTTAGAGCACACGATACAGCAGTTATTTCCGTACCACAAAAAGCACCAAAAGACGCGATTACGAGAGAAGAGGCGGCTTTAAGTCTTTTGGAAAGAGTTAAAAGAGTTAGCGATGGGTGGGTAAAATCGGGACACCAAAGAGGCCAAAATACTCATAATGTTTCAGCTACTATTTCTATAAAAGAAGATGAATGGAATCAAGTTGGTGATTGGATGTGGGAAAATAGAAAAGTTTACAATGGTCTTTCAGTTTTGCCAAAAAATGGCGGAACTTATAAACAACCACCTTTTGAAGATTGTACAAGAGAAGAATATGAACATTTAGTTTCTACTCTTACAAAAGTGGATCTTACAAAAGTTATGGAAATCGAAGATAATACAGACCTAAAAGGCGAATTAGCGTGTTCAGGTGGAAGCTGTATTATAACTGAATTATAAAATACAAAAAAAATATATTATAATAATTAACAATATTGACTTACCAAAGGAGACATTATGAGTCAACCTAACCTATCTATAGTTGAAGAAGCGAATTTAAAAGAACAATATGTAATTAATTACCTTAAATCATTGTTTGCTCTAGAGCAAGCAATGGAACCCTATAAGGAACAAAAAAAGGACCTTCGCAGAGAATATATTGAAAACAAATGGTTGACAAGAGATGATATTTGGGCCGCTGTTAAGGCATTTCGTTTTTATAAAAAAGCTGCTGATATGGATGACCTCAACGATATGTTTGATATCATCGAGAAGCAGTTTGGCCCCGCAGAGGAGGGTTAGATGAAACTTGATCCACGAAACCGTTACGTTCTTTTAGTAGATGTACCGAAAAAAGAGGAAAAGGAAACATCTAATATTCTTCTACCAGAAGAATATACAATCAAATCAAGCCCATACGGAATTTACCAAATTCAACAATGTTCAGCTGATTGTACTAAATTGAGTATTGATGATGTGGGAAAATTAGCAGTTGTTAACGACTTGATGGTTGAAACTGTTAGTTCAGATCGGGGGGAATTTTTATTAGTACTGGAACAACACATATATGGTATTTTAGATTAATCTATTGAAAAAGGAGCTTTAAGATTTATGAACTCTTTAATTATTTCTTTATGCATGTGCATTCCTGCACAACAAAATTATGACTATTCTGATTTAATATTTGAAGCGTATAAATGTTCAAACGCAAAAGAAGAGAATGTTAATCCCGAAATAATAGCAGCATTATCGTATATTGAGAATGAGTTTTTCGTAAAATATAATATTCCGAATGAATTAAGAGGAATGCTATTAGCAGCTGCATGTAATGAAAGCGGTTATAATCCCAAAGCAAAGGGAGATTGGCGCACGGGGAAAAACGGCAAAAGATATCCTATGGCGAAAGGAATTTTACAATTTTGGCCATGGGCTGAAAAAAAATATAAGTTTATAAGAGGCGATTACAAACTCTCAGCTCATTTTTGGATGACCCACATTACTAAGCAAAGAAAAAGAAATCGTTGTCCTGGCTTTTTTTCCGAATTACGAAAATGGGTTGGAGCTTGGACTCAAGCCGTGAGGGGAAAAGCAACAACAAAAAATAAATACCACTGCTACAGCGGGAATACTCATTATACCCGTTTGAAGAAGTGGCATAAACGAATTAATGTTAGAAATGGAACAAATTGAAATAACAATCGGTTCGAGCTTAAAAGCCTTAAAACACGCCTATCAGTATAATACTAAAATTATTTTAAATAAGGTTAATTTCCCACACATCTTAGAGCCCCAATACACAAAGCACGCCTGGTCACTATTATATACCAAACTAATGCTTAGTGGCCAAACTATTGGGGGCGATACTGTAAAGGCCGTAAAAATAACCAATGAAGAAATTATTGTAGTCTGTGAGAATAATATTGTGAATAGAGCTGAGTATGGCTTGTTATTTGTTTGTGATGACAAAAACGTCATAGGGTTACCCCCACCAGAGGAAGAGGTGGATAAATATAAGGTGATTGATTGTTTAAAATCGGCGTACTGTGGAATAAAAAACACTAATTCGATTTATACTAAAAGCAAATTAACTTCTGAGTTACATATCTTAAAGAAACGCACAAGGGATCCTGTTAAATTTTATAGCATTTCTTATCTTAAGAAAAAAGATTTAGTAGATTTTAATTATTCTGACACAATGGTTAAGTTTAAATGCGAAGAACTTCTCATGAAGAATGGTCACAAGGGAAGATTTTATCATGATCGACCCAATACAAGTCCAATTGTGTTAGAAACGACAGAAAGGGAATTGATCAAAGAAATGGACAAATATAACGATACAGAGAAGATAAAATTTATTTATGGAAATTGATTTACCAAAAAATATGATAAATCACCATTTAGCAGGAATTGTTCCCGTAGATGGACAGCCTTTGGATTTCAAATTCCCATGGCATGATAGTCTTATGCCAATTGGGGAAAATTTTTTAGCCATTGAAAATGCAGTTTTTAACTGCGCGGTGGCTGGTTGTAAATCAATTTGGATTGTTTGCCCTAGAGATATGCAACCTCTTATACGATATAGACTTGGTGATTGGATATACGATCCGGTGATATATTATACAAAATCTAAATTTGCTAATAGGCCACTAATAAGAGAAATACCAATTTATTATACCCCCACTCATCCCAAAGACGTTGATAGAAGAACGTCACTCTCTTGGAGCATTATCACTGGTGCTCAAAATGCTTGGCGCGTAGGACGAAAATTAAGTCGCTATACAACACCGGATAAATATTTTGTTTGTTTCCCATATGGCCTACACCCCTTACGTTATAAAGATAAGATTAGGGCGAAAATAAGAACCAGTGATTCTTTTTATATCTCTTATGAGGATAGCAATTTTAAAGATGGGCTTTACCTTCCTTTTACTTTTACTCCTGAAGATTTTTTAGTGTGTAGGCGCAAGTTCAGAAAAAATGAAAACAAGAAACATACTGCTGAAAAAAAAGTATTACCAGTAAGCGAACAATATACAGGTCGTTATTTCACTCACGATTTTGTTTTTAGCGATGTCAATACAGAAAATGCTTGCCTTTTAGAGGTTTCTTGGTATTATGATGTGTCCAATTGGAAAGGATTAAGAAAATGGCTCGGTAGTGAAAATAACCTTGACAAACCAGCTGATTTTCTGTTATCGTATAGCGAGTGGAATCCTTTAGGGGTAGATTTAGAGGAGGAAGAGTGAAAGGCGATAGAATAAAAAGTAAAATACCGTTTACAGGTCTTCACGCTCATAGCGGTGTTGGTTCTCCCTTTGACGGTCTAGGTTACCCATCCGAACATATGGAATCCGCTTTTCAGAATGGTAGTGATGCACTAGCTTTAACTGATCACGGTAATATGAATGGTTTTGCATATCAGGTTCAACATGCCCAAAAGATGATGAAAGAGGGTAAAGATTTTACACCTATTTTTGGCGTAGAAGCGTATTTTCTCCCCAGTATTGACAGGTGGAGAGAGGAACTGGAAAAGGTAAAAGCAGATAAAAAGGCAAAAAAAAGTATTGATAAGTCTAAATCAGGTACGACCATTGAAGATGAAAGTAATAAACGAGCGATTAAAAACATTCTTAATCGCCGTAGACATCTTATCCTTTTAGCTCAAAACCAAAAAGGTCTTAATAATATATTTTCCTTGGTCTCTAAATCTTATAGTGCTGACAACTTTTATCGTTACCCGAGGATGGATTACGATATACTTAAAAAACATAGTGAAGGGGTGATTGCTGCGTCAGCGTGCTTGGGGGGTGTATTAGCTGGAAACTATTGGGAAAATATAGAAAGTGGTGAAAAGGCAGTATTAACAGCGATGCGCGATACGACTGAAAAGATGGTATCTATTTTTGGTGATCGTTGGTATGGCGAACTTCAGTGGAATAACATAAAAGAGCAGCATCAATTAAACAAACTAATAATTCAGGTTTGTGCTGAATATGGTGTGGATCTTATATCTACAGCAGATAGTCATTACCCCTCTATAACAGCCTGGAAGGATAGAGAATTATATAAGCGTTTAGGGTGGCTCGGAAAAGGCGGCATGCCAGCGTGGATGAGTGCAGAGCTTCCAGTTGATGTAGAAGAAATTGGTTATGAATTGTTCCCGAAGAATGGCGAACAAATGTGGGAAGCATATAAAAAATACTCAAGCAAATTAGGCTGTAGTTACAATGATAGTATAATTCACGAAAGCATAGAAAGGACTCACCACATTGCCCACACTCGCATTGAAAAGTTTATACCCGATAACACAGTTCGTCTTCCGAGTTTTATTATTCCAGCTGGGCAAACAGCGGATAGAACGCTTGTGGCAGCATGCATTGATGGCGTGCGTGATTTGGACTTAAAGGACGATTCAGAATATATTGCGAGGTTAAAAGAGGAATTAAATATAATTAGCGATAGGGGCTTTAGTAAGTATTTTCTTACAATGAAAGCGATTGCAGATAGAGCATCTGATGTTCAACTTACAGGAGCAGGGCGAGGTTCAGCTGCTGGTTCTCTTGTTGCGTATGCTTTAGGGATTACTCAGGTTGACCCTATTAAATATAATTTATTGTTTTCGCGTTTTATGACAAAAGACGCAAAGGATTATCCCGATATTGATTATGATGTCAGCTCTCCAATGCAATTAAAAGAGATGCTAATTGACGAGTGGGGAAGTAATACTGTTGTCCCCATCTCAAACTTTAATAAATTACAGTTACGTTCCGTTATTAAGGATATTTCAAAACTTTATAATGTTCCTTTTGTGGAGGCAAATTCTGTTACTTCTAAAATGATGGTTGAAGCAACACCCATTGCTAAAAAATTAAGGGGTATGAAAGCTGGAGTATACACTCCGACTTTCGAAGAAGTCATGGAACATTCGGACAGTTTAAAGAAATTCTTAAATAAATACCCAAGGATTAAAACACATGTGGAGGCATTAGTTGGAGAAGTAAGGTCAGTGTCTCGCCACGCTGGTGGTGTGGTTATCGGTGAAGATTTAGATAAGCATATGCCTCTTATTAATAGTGGAGGGGTGACACAGACTCCTTGGTCAGAGGGGCAGCATGTTAGACATTTAGAGCCTATGGGTTTTATTAAATTTGATATTCTTGGTCTCTCGACACTTAAAATGATTGAAGGGGCAATTACTCATATTCTCAATCGACATCATGGGGTCAGGAATCCAACATTTAAAGACATTAAACAGTTTTATGATAAGCACTTACACCCAGAAAAAATTAATTTAAAAGACCAAAAAGTTTATAAAAATATTTTTTGGGAAGGTAAATGGGCCGGCATATTTCAATTTGCAGAGCAAGGAGCACAAGAATTTTGTAAACGTGCCAAGCCAAAGAATATTATTGATATTGCTGCGATCACCGCAGTGTATCGTCCCGGTCCTCTAAGCGCAAATGTTCATGAAACTTTTATTAAAACAAAAGAAAATTTAAAAGGAATTCGTTATGGACATAATATTGTTAAGGAAATAACGAAAGAAACTTATGGCTTTCTAATCTTTCAGGAGCAGATTGCCCTGCTGGCCCATAAGCTCGGAAAAGATTTAAGCTTGGACGAGGGTAATAAACTTCGTAAACTTTTGACTAAAAAAGGCACAGGAGCGGTAGCGGCACAGAAAACTAAACTAAAGCTTAAGTTTGTTGCAGGTTGTGTAGAAAAGGGCTTGTCTGAAAAATGGGCAGATAAAATGTGGCAGAAGTTTGAGTTCTTCTCAGGCTATGGTTTTAATAAATCACACGCCGTGTCCTATTCTATTATATCTTTTCAATGTGCTTGGCTGCTCAATTATTATCCAGCAGAGTGGATGGCTGCCTTTCTGGATAAAGAGCCAGAAAGTAGAAAAGAAAAAGCCATCAACATCGCAAAGAAATTTGGCTTTAATATCAAGCCTTTAGACATTAACAAATCCATGGTCAACTGGGTTATCGAAGTGAATCCCCCCAGTTTTATTCCGATCTATACTGATGGTGGGAGCAATTTTGAGCATATTCAGTCCATTGATAAGGGTGATAGCAAAACCCTTATTCAACCACTGACTTCAATTAAAGGTTTGGGGGAAAAAGCCATCGAACAGATTATAGAACATCGGCCCTTCAACAACATTGAAGAATTGCTTTTTAGCAAGGATATAGCTTATTCGAAGCTTAACAAAAAAGCCATTAATGTGCTTATAAAAGCAGAAGCACTAAACGATTTAATGGATAATAGATTTAGGAATTTAAAACATTTTTGGACCGTTGTGGCAGAGAATAGACCAAAAACAAAAAAGAAACTAAACTTACTTATCGAAGAGTTTAAAGATATTGAAGACTTTACACGTGACGAATACATTAAAACTAAAGTTGATATTACGGGTGTTTATCCGTTTGACTTGGTTATCTCGGATGATGTTGTAAAACGTTTAAATCGTTTTGCTCGGTCTGAGTGGGGCCGTAGCACCGCACCAGCTATTTCAGAGTGGGACCGTAATATTGCTTATGCCTGGTTTATCCCGCGTGAAGTTATTAAACGTAAAACAGTTAAAGGTCGTTCGTATTTTATTGTTAAAACTATAGACAAAAATTCCGCCATGACCAGTATTCGTTGTTGGGGGGTGGAGCCCAAGGATAAAATTTTTATCAATCATCCTTATTTAGTTAAATTAAATTACCATCCTCAGTGGGGTTTCTCCACAAAGGGTGGCCTGTCGGACTGGATAATGATTGGATAAATGTGAACAAATGGACAAAAATAAAAATTGCTCAGCATGTGGCATTGGTAAACCGGGTAACGATTTCTATAATAGAAAAAGTACGGCGTCCGGTATTGCGTCAAGTTGTAAAATATGCTCAAGGGAAAGGAATAAACAATATTATAAAAATAACAAAAACTTGAAAAAGGAATATGTGAAAAACCTTCCAGCCGGCATCTATACAATAACTTGCAATAAAAATGGGCGTAAATATATTGGCTGCTCAACAGAGCTGCCAAGAAGAAAAGCATCACATTTTAGAAATTTGAAAAAACAAAAGCATGTAAATCGTTATCTGCAAAATGATTATAATAAATATGGCGACGATTCTTTTGAATTTGAGGTCATCGAAGAACACCCAAACGACACCAGTTTTAAAGAATTGGAAAAAAGAGAAGTACGTCTTATTTTGGAATATAGGCAAAAGGGGTTTGATATCTATAATATAAATGTCAAAATAGAAGCTCTGGTGGAATTGTTTGAAAACTTATCAAAGGGGAGATTATAAAAATATGAATTTAAAAGTTTATAAAATTAGACCTAAAGCCAAATTACCTGTTCGAGTGTATCACTTAGATGCTGGAATGGATTTGTTTTATTGCCCAAACGGTGAACGTAATGACATTATTTTAGAAGAAGGATTGGCTATTAACCCTCGCGAATCAAAAGTTATCCCAACTGGTATTAAAGTAGAGGTCCCTTTTGGACACATGCTTGAAATTAAAAATAAATCCGGTATTGCATCAAAACGTATGCTAATTACTGGTGCATGTGTTGTGGATCCCGGCTATAATGGTGAATTGTTTGTCAATCTTCACAATATTGGGTTACACACACAATATATTAAACCAGGAGCTAAAATAGCGCAGGCAGTATTAATCCCCATTGTTCACTGTCGAATAGAAGAAGTGATAAACGATAACCTTAATGAAGGCACCCTTCGCGGCGAAGGTGGCTTTGGCAGCACAGGAACTAAATAAAGGAGAAACAATATGAGCTTTAAATATATATTAAGACAGGGTGATAAAGGTCAAGAGGTCGCGAGACTTCAAGCAAAAGTAGGCGCTAGAGTAGATGGCGACTACGGCCCCAATACCAAATTTCAGGTAGAGAGCTATCAAGAAAAACATCAGGAACTGGAAATAGATGGTATAGCTGGACCACAAACTCTTGGCCTGTTGGGAATTGAAGTGCTCCCTGGTATTGATCTTTCAAGCTGGAACGGCACAATAGACTTTAAAAAGGTTGCAGATGCTGGAGTAAAATATGCTTGGATTAAAGTGTCCGAAGGTACAACTCATGTTAATCCAAAACACGAAAAGAAATTTGAAGACGCCAGAAAAGAGGATATTATAGTTGGTGCTTATCATTTTGGCCGACCTGATACTTCTCCGAATGACCCTAATGACTGGGAAAAGGAAGCAGACAACTTTTTAAAGCGACTTGATAAGGTTGGACTAGAGTGTGGAGATTTAATTCC